AACATTTCCTAAAAAATTAGGAAAACGCATTGGCGAAATCATTGTAAATGGAACTACTCAACGATTTGATGATCAAATATTTAGTTTTGAATCAAATTATACTGGTACTGGTACTTTATTATTAGTAGTAGAATCAGGAGATTGGACGGTATCAGACATACATGTTACATCAGACAATGACGCCGGATATTCTCCTAATTATACTCGCATTAAATCATTTGTTAATACAACTCATAAGATTGATAATCAGATTTCATTTAAAGTTGAATATTACAATGTTAATGGAGAACGTAGCAAACAGATATCTTATGTAAATAATAAAGATTGGGAAGGCGGAAATCGTTACATTGATGGCGATTATTCAATGCTTACCGGTTCACTTTATGTTGCTGATTCATTGAATAGTGGAGTAGCAATTAGTGGGTATCCTAATTCAGGTTTTGTTAGATCGTTAGGATATGAAGGATTTGATGCAGGATTTCCTGGATTCTTATTATGGTCAGGTTCTGCATTACCAGGACAAAATACAAAAGGTGGAGTTCTATATAGCGGCGTTGGATTAGAACTTTATGCAAATACTTCTAGCTATTTTAGATATTCAACAACTGATTCAGAAATTGATGTAAGAACTAATAAATTTTTCTTTGGTAATTCTGGTTCTATATTCATCAGTGGAGCTAACGGAAATATACAAATTTCATCTAGCAATTTTAATTTAAGTCCACAAGGTAATGTTACAGCATCATCATTTATTGCGATACAAGGAGGAAATGTATTATTTGATACCAATAATCAGTATGCAGATGGTTATAACGTAGGTCGAGTTGTTTATTTTGATAGATCTGAATTTATTTACACCGGCAGTTTATCAGCTACTCCACAAACTGCATCGATATTTGAAACATTTATTTTACCTGGCGAAACTAGAATGCAAGTATCATTTATGTATAATTTTAAAGCAGCATCTAGTTTAACGGGAACGTTACGAGGACGATGGTATATACAATCTGCGAGTGTTACTGGAAGTGCAGGAACAAGTACGGGATATGATTCATGGAGTACTCCGGATAATTTATTAAGCATACCAGCTAATATATCTCAAATAAATTCAATTGGTACTTACGAAGGTGGTTCTATATCATTTAATATGTCTACCGGTGCTATCGCGGCTGCACAAGGTTGTTACGTTAGAGTTTATATGATAGTTGATCGAAGTAGTACTGGCAACGTTAATGATGTATTAGCACTCAAAGGCTTTGTATATCGTACTAGTAGAGTAGTTGGGTCATCAATAACACAACTCCCAGGCGGACAAATTTCATAATTGATATTTATATAAAACGGAAACACGATGAATAAAATAACAGTTTTATTTCCCGGCGGATTCAAGCCATTAACAGGAGCACATTTAGCATTAGCACAACGCTATGCTGAGCATCCTCAAGTAGATCGCGTAATTCTTTTAATTGGACCAAAAGAACGACAAGGAATTACCAGAGATAAAACTATTAAATTATTCAATATTTTAAATTCAAATCCTAACGTAGAAATTCAACCAACTGAATTTAATTCTCCTATTACAGCTGCATATGAATATTTATTTGCACTACCACAAGATGCAACGGGCCGATATGCTATGGCTGCATCTACAAAAGGAGATGATTATGTACGTGCAAAAGAATTTGTTCCAAATGTAGATAAATATATTACAATTGGAGATAAAAATAGTCGTAAAATGCCAGCTGGTATTGATGCAACTGAATTAAGTATCGATGTTGATCCATTAACATATAAAAATAGCACAACACCTATTTCTGCAACTGTAGTACGGCAATCATTAGCAGACCGAGATTATAAAACATTTCGTGCGTCATACCCAAATAACGATGAAGCGGAAGTTAAAAATGCTTGGCAAATTTTAACAGGTATGCAAGAAGCGTTATTTACTAAAGATTGGTGGACTAACGAATTACAAGAAGAAGTTGACGAAGTATTTGCAGCCACAATGAATAAAGCTGAAACACAACGTCATAAAAAGAAAATCAACAAACTAAATAAATTTTTAGATCGACAAGATGATGAATCGTTTGTATATGATTTCGATCAATTTCCTAAAACAGTAATGGGTGCCGAATTAATTGAATCACTTATTACCGAAGGCGGCGCCGCAGGACATATGGCACATCCATATGATGATCATGGATTAACTTTTAATGATATCAAAGAAATTATTTCTAGAGCATTAGAAGGACGATTAGACATCGAAGCAGCGGTTACTGAAAAAACTGATGGTCAAAATATTCAAGTTACTTGGAAAGACGGCCAAATTGGTTTTGCACGTAATAAAGGTAATGTAATTAATCCAATGTCGGTGCAAGAAATTCAAGCAAAATTTGATAATCGCGGGGCTATATCAGATGCATTCGGGGGAGCAGCAGAAGATTTATCCAACGCATTTAGTAAAGTTAATCCAGAAACTTTAAATCAAATTTTCAAAAATGGACGAGTATTTGCTAACATGGAAATTATTTATCCTGCAACTAAAAATGTTATTTCATACGAAGTTGCAGTATTACAATTTCATAATTTAGTTGAATATGATGAAAATGCAAACATTGTTGAAACTGATTTAACGGGCGGAGCAACCGTACAACGTATTATACAAGATGCAAACGCACATCTTCAAAAAACATTTTCATTTATTCCTCCACAACAAATCAAAATGGGCCGGATAAGTGACTTTGAAGATCAACAGGCTGCATTCTTTAACGAAGTAGATCAATTACGTAAACGTTACGGATTGCGAGAAACAGATCTCGTAACTGAATATCATAGAGCATGGTGGAGAGATGTAATATTATCTAAGGCGAAACAATTTGAATATGAAATTCCAGAACAAATATTAGATGCATTAGTATATCGTTGGGGATTCTTTGATAAATCTGCAAATTTAACGGCACTTAAAAAACAAATTGATAATGCAGATTTTTTAAATTGGGCGTTAGAATTTGATAAAAAAGAATTCAAACAATATTACAAACAAAACATGGAACCATTTGAAACTATCTTTTTAAGATTAGGTGCAGTAGTATTAAAAAATGCTACAAATTTCTTAGCTGCAAATCCATCTAAATCAGTACAAGAAATTAAACAAGAAATGGCAGAATTAGTTAAAGATTTACAAAATAATCCAAATCCTGAAACTATTTCAAAATTAGAACAAGAATTACGTCGTATAGAACGCATCGGAGGTTTTGACGCAATTGTACCTTCAGAGGGCATAGTATTTACATACGGCGGCAATACATATAAATTAACCGGCGCATTCGCTCCAGTCAATCAGATACTAGGAGTATTGAAATACGCACGTTGATATATTTATAATAAAATTGGATAATAATCATGGCTGAAAAACATAAAAGCAAGTACAAAGCACCAAAAGATTTAGAAAAATCTCAAAAACCAAATACAAGAAAAGATTTAAAAGATTATACTGCTGACGATAAAGACGGCGGTTTGAATCCAAAGTCTACTAAAGATAAACAACTTAACGTACTTCGTAAAACAGATAAAACTATGCAAGATGATGGAAAATTATATCCAACATATAATGCTGATGATCGTCTTTATAAAGATATTGAAGATGGCGATTATGATCCAAAAACTGCAGCAAAACGTTTAAAGAAACGCCAAGATGCTGAAGAAAAAGATGTTAAAGACGTATTAAAAGATAAAATTGAAAATCTAACTCGCGAGCAAAAAGAACGTTTAGTTAGAGAATATGTTCGAAGAAAAATTACAAAAATTTTAAAAGAACAAGGCGATCCAGCTACTCCAGAAGAAGAAACACCTGCAGCTGAAGCCCCAGAAGAAACACCGCCAACAGCCGATGCAGCAGTAGATCCAACAGCTACGCCTGCAGAACCAGCACCGACAGAACCAGCACCGACAGAACCAGCACCAGATGCTGCAGCTCCTGCTTCTGCAACAACACCTACTCCTGATGCAAGTTCTGCAGAACAAGAGCCAGGCCCGGAAGAGCGCCAAACATTAAATGTTTCAAAAATTAAAGATGTATTATCTTCAGAACGTTCAAATTTAAGCAGAACTGAAACATTGTTTAGAGCTATTGATCAAACATTTCAAGATGCAGACCCAATTGATACTAAAAATTTTTATAGATTGATGTTACGAACTATAGCAAAAAAATATAAAAAAATAGGTCAATCAACTGAAGAATAATAAAGAAAAGTTATATGTCAAAAAAGTTACAAAACATTAAAGCCATCAATCAAATGTTAGATGGTACCCATAAGTTTCAAACAAAAACAACAGTAGGATTTTCAGATGCACTCGATGCTGCAAAAAAATCTGAACGTCATAATATTGGCGATACTTGGGAAGAAACAGATACATCTGGCGTTACATATATTGTAGAGCAAAGAGATGGTTTCCGACTTCGAAAAACAAAAAATTCAAATATTTTACAATCAGTTCGAGATGAAATACGTTCATTTCCTAATTGCAGAAAAGATATATGCACATGTTCTGGAGCACATCCATTAGATCAAAAGATGCGCGGAATACATGGTATGTGTTTTGATTGTGTAATTGAAATGGAACACGAAATGCGCAAAGATGGTACATTTGATGAATATGCACGAAACAAAGTACGAGAAAATGCGTTAGCTTGGTTGCAAGAAGCAGAACGCGATGTTGAAATGTTAAAGAAAGCATATACACAAGCAACTCAATTTGTAACAAATGGCGAAGGAGATACAGAAACATGGTCTGCAAAAATGTCAATCGATGAATTTGAAGAAACAATTCAAAAAGAATTTGATAAATTTAAAGAAAATTTTTTAAATAAACTAAATGGAGTAACACAAACAAATGAAAACAATTAAAAACATTGTATTAGCAATCGCAGGAATAGTTGGAGCTATTGTTGCATTTTTTCTATTTACTAGTAAAAAGAAATCAAATCAAATTGAAAAAATTGATAAAGCAGTTGCAGAAAAAAAGCAACATGTTGATCGCATTGAAACTGAAGTAAAAGAAATTAAAAAGAAACGTAAAGCTGTAAAACAAGAAATTGTTGAAGTAAAACAAGAAATTACTGAATTGGAAACGCAAAAAGAAAATTTAGTAGTAGAAGAAAAACCTGAAGAAGAAGTAAAAGAAAATATTTTAAAACAAACACGCAGAGGCCGGCCTGCAAAGAAAGCTTAATATGAAAAGCATATTATTAACATTTGTATTAATTACATCTTTAAGTTTTGCGCAAAAAACTAAAAAACAAAATGCAGATACCGTTTGTTTTACTAAACAACAAGCAGCTGATATTTCGTTTGTTTTAGATTCATTATGGATGGTAGATGATCTTAATAATTCAATTATAGGCGCATATCAAAAAACAATTAAAAAACAAGATTCACTTATAGTATTAGATTCAATTGAAATTGAAAAACAAGATAGTATTATTTTATATCAAAAAGGAATTGTTGCAGATTTAGAAAAAAAGATTGTATTAATGCAACCAAAGTGGTATGATAAAAAATCAGTTTGGTTTGGACTCGGATTTCTTTCAGCATTAGGTTCTGGTATATTGATTAATTCATTTATAAAATAATATGACTCAAAACATAAAACAGATCATTCAACAACAGTACACAATGTGTGCTAAAGATCCTGTTTTCTTTATGCGTCAATATTGTTATATTCAACATCCTAAAAAAGGTAAAATTAAATTTAACCTTTATCCATTTCAGGAAGACTCGTTAACCGAATTGCGAGATAATCGTTACAATGTAATATTAAAATCTCGTCAGTTAGGTATATCAACATTATCAGCAGGTTTTGCACTTTGGTCAATGCTATTCAAAGAAGATTTTAACGTTCTTGTTATTGCAACAACACAAGAAGTAGCAAAAAACTTAGTAACAAAAGTACGTGTCATGCACGACAATTTACCTAGTTGGTTAAAAGGTAATATTGAAGCTGACAACAAACTTTCACTCAAATTTAAAAATGGTTCTCAAATTAAAGCAGTATCATCAGCAACAACCGGCGCGCGTTCAGAAGCACTTTCATTGCTTATTATAGATGAGGCTGCATTCATCCGTAATATTGAAGAAATTTGGGTAGCATCACAAGCAACATTATCAACAGGTGGTGGTGCAATTGTATTATCTACACCCAATGGGATTGGTAATTGGTTTCACTCAGTATGGTCAGAAGCGGAACAAGAAATTAATGGATTCCATACAATCAAACTACATTGGACAGTACATCCAGACCGCGATCAAGATTGGCGAGATGAACAAACTCGTTTATTGGGTGAACGAAGTGCTGCACAAGAATGTGATTGTGACTTTATTAGTTCCGGGCATACTGTAATAGATGGCGGTATATTAATGGATTATGAATTAAAATGTTCTGATCCTGTAGAAAAACGTGGTTTTGATAATGCATATTGGATATGGGAATATCCTAACTATGAAAAAGATTATATAGTAGTAGCTGACGTTGCACGAGGTGATGGTGGTGACTGGTCAACATTTCATGTTATTGATGTACAAGACGTTGCGCAAGTTGCGGAATATAAAGGCAAACTTCCTCCTAAAGATTTTGGAAACATGTTAGTGTCAGTTGCAACAGAGTGGAATAATGCATTGCTAGCAATAGAAAATGCAAATATTGGTTGGGCTGCAATTCAGCCTGCATTAGATCGAAGTTATGAAAATTTATTCTATACATATAAAGATGACGGATATGTTGATGTAGATGTTCAACTTAAAAAAGGTTATGATATGAAAGATAAGAGCCAAATGGTTCCTGGTGTATCAACAACATCTAGAACACGTCCATTAATGATTTCAGCTCTTGAAATGTATATGCGAGAAAAAACTCCAGTAATACGAAGCAAACGTTTGATTCAAGAATTATTTGTATTTGTTTGGTTGAATGGAAAAGCTCAAGCACAAAATGGCTATAACGATGACTTAGTAATGTCATTTTGTATTGGCCTTTGGCTGCGAGATACATCTTTAAAATTACGCCAACAAGGAATTGAACTACATAAAAAGACATTAGGTCAATTTCAAAAATCTTCGCAACAAGTTATTTTTACCGGTAAAGCAGCAGGAAATACTGACGGCTGGGAATGGAACAATGGTCATTACAATGAGAATTTGACCTGGCTTCTGTAACAAGTTATATTTATAATAAAGTAAAATAATATTATGGCGTCTCTAAGAAAACGTTTACAGAATCTATTTGCTACGAATGTTATTGTTCGAGCATATGGAAAAGATAAATTACGTGTAGTCGATACAAATCGTTTACAAAGTGTCGGCAACTTAAATCAAACTAAAGTAGCAGATCGATATACAAGAATGCATGGTGCTAACAAGCACATGGTTGGTGGTATGGGAGGATATGATTCTAACTACTATATGCATCAAAATCGTATGCAACTTTATGCTGATTATGAAATGATGGATCGAGATCCTATTATTAGTTCAGCACTTGATATATATTCTGATGAATCTACATTAGCAAATCAATTTGGTGATATCTTAACTATTAAAACAAATAATTCTAAGATACAAAAAATTCTTTATAATTTATTTTATGATATTTTAAATATTGAATTTAATTTATGGACATGGATTCGCAACATGACAAAATATGGCGATTTCTTTTTAAAATTAGATATTGCTGATGAATTAGGAATTATTAACGCGCGTCCATTTTCTAGTTATGAAATTGAGCGCTGGGAAGAATATGATGAAGCAACTGGTGAATATAAAATTAAATTTAAACACGTAGCAGATTCTAGAAAAGATTTTGAAGTTTTTGAAATAGCACATTTCCGTATGTTATCGGATTCTAACTTTTTACCATATGGTAGATCAATGTTAGAAGGTGCACGTAAAGAATTTCAAAAATTAATGATGATGGAAGATGCAATGCTTATACATCGTATAATGCGTGCTCCTGAAAAACGTGTATTTAAAATTGATATTGGTAACATTCCGCCAAATGAAGTTGATTCATTCATGGAACAGATCATCAATAAAATGAAAAAAATTCCACATATTGATCAACAAACTGGTAATTATAATCTTAAATTCAATTTAATGAATATGTTAGAAGATTATTACTTGCCAGTTCGCGGAGGTAATTCTACTACGTCAATTGATACACTACCAGGTATGACCTGGACAGGCACAGAAGATTTAGAATATATCAAAGACAAAATGATGGCTGCATTAAAAGTTCCAAAGCCATTTTTAGGTTATGCAGAAGCCGTCGAAGGAAAAACTACATTAGCATCTATGGATATTCGTTTTGCTAGAACAATTGAACGTATTCAAAGAATTGTAATGTCAGAACTAACTAAAATTGCTATAGTACATTTATATGCACAAGGGTATGAAGGCGAAGATTTAGTTGGTTTTGAATTAGAATTAACCGCTCCATCAATTATTTATGATCAACAAAAAGTTGCATTAATGACTGAAAAAATGACATTGGCAACTTCAATGAAAGACAGCAAATTAGTTTCTGATAAATACATTTATGAATTTATATTCAATATGTCAGAAGATGAATGGTTACAACAACGTACGGATGTAGTTGAAGATCTTAAACTTCGATTCCGACAAAATCAAATTGAACAAGAAGGAAATGATCCTGCAGTTACCGGCGTTTCATTTGGCACGCCTCACGATTTAGCATCAATGCATATGTCATCTGACGATGTAGAAGAAAAAGATCAAGGAGGTCGTCCACCCGAAGGAATTAAATTTGGACAACATAAAAATGCATTTGGATGGGATCCGACTGGTAAAAAAGAAATTGATCAAGCATTTAACCCAGATAATCAAAAATCAACATTCTTTCCCGATAAACGTTTTGACAAAACAGTTAGACCGGTAGCAACGGAAAGTAACAACATACTTCGTTATTTAAATAAATCAAAAGGACCTAATATTATTACCGAAACTTTAAAAAGTAGAAAACAAGATTTAGATCAAGGTACCATGTTAGATGAAAAGAACATTTTATAAATCAAACATATTTATTAAATAAAAAAGAACTGTATTGAATATGAAAAAATTAAAACATTCGAAATATAAAAATACCGGAATACTTTTCGAAATGTTAGTTAGAAAATTAACATCAGAAACATTATCATCTAATAAATCAACTACCATCGATATAATTAAAAAATATTTTGGAAAAAATACAGAACTTGCTAAAGAATTGTATCTATATAATTCATTAATGAAAGAACAATATCGAACCGAAGCTCAAGCATTAGATTATATTCGTACAGTTAAAGCAACTCATAATAAATTAAATCAAAGTTTACTTAAAAGACAACGTTATAATTTAGTTAAAGAAATTTCCGAACGATTTAATTTTGATGATATTTCAAAAATTCATATCAATAACTATAAAACATTAGCATCAATTTACATGATATTTGAGTATCAAGAAACAGATAACCCAAAACAATTGATGGAATCTAAACATGTAATTGTATCTAACGGAATGATTGTTGAAAGAAAACAACAAGAAAAAGATTTAACATTAGAAACATTTCAATCTCAACCAAAAGATGTACGATTATTAACATATAAATTAATGATTGATAAATTTAATGAGAAATATTCAAACAATTTAGATGAATCTCAAAAACAACTTTTGAATAAGTATATTACTAATGTTAATGATACAAATGCATTAAAAGAATATATTCAAACCGTTATTCCAAAAATTAAAAAAGATTTAGCAACACAAGCAAAAGTTATAACTGATAAAGCAACACAAATTAAAGTACAAAAACTTTCAGAAATGTTATGTACTGTTGAAAATATGAAATCAATTAAAGAATCACACGTATTATCTTTATTACGTTATTTTGATTTAGTTCGTGAATTAAAGGAGATGCATTAATGAAATCACTTTTACGAGAAATGGAAGAAAAATTCCTAGAACTAGATAATTATTGTGATTCATGTGATCGACTAAACGATCAATGTGTTTGTGATAATGAAATTGATGAACAAAATGTAACTGGTGCTATCGCTGGTTATAATACACCTGCAGCATTTGCTAAACCAGGAAAATGGAAAGGCAAAAAAGCACAATATGAATCAGTGAATACGCCACCAACATTTAAATGGAAAACTACTCTAGATCAAACACCAGAATCGTCGGAAGAAAATGCGCAAGATAAATTTCCATTTGCTAGAGATGTAAATAAATGGCCAAATAAAGATCAAGAATATCCAGTTAAATTTACAAATCAACCATATGGTACTGCTAATATAAAAGATCTAGCAAATCATACAAAACTTACTGTAGAAGATATAATAGAAACAAAATATGAACAATTAATTGAATCATATAGATCTTTTGCAAATAGCAATCCTAAACAAACGCCTGAACAAAAAATTAAAGAAACAATAAAAACTGTCGCAAAACAACTTCAAGAAATTGAAAAAACAGTTAACTATGCATCAAGATTAAAAACAGAATCAGGTGTTAATCGAACAGGATATGGTAGCGCTGTAGAAACAGCATTAAATAAAATATCAAACAGATTAATTAAAATATCAGAGCGAGTTAGAGCGTTAGGAGAATAAAATGTCAAAAGGATTAATTGTAGAATATATGCCATTTAAACCGATTGGTTCTTTAAAAGAGTCATCAGGCGCCGCATATGGCGTTCCGGGCGGTTTTGTAGTTCAAGGTGTTTTGCAACGTGCAGGCGCCAAGAATCAAAACGGCCGCGTATATCCAAAACAAATTCTACAAAGAGAATGTGTACGTTACCAAAAAGAATATATCGATCAACACAGAGCATTAGGTGAACTAGATCATCCAGAATCATCAATTGTTAACTTAAACAATGTTTCACACAATATTTTAAAAATTTGGTGGAACGGTGACAATTTAATGGGTGCAGTTCAAGTTTTAGATACACCCTCGGGTAAAATTTTAAAAGAATTATTTAAAGCAGGAATTACATTAGGAATTTCTTCTCGAGGATTAGGCTCAGTTAAAGAATTACGAAGTGAAGGCACGGTTGAAGTTCAAGAAGATTTTGAATTAATATGTTGGGATTTCGTATCTAATCCTTCTACTCATGGGGCTTTTATGCGTCCTGTTAGTATGAATGAATCAGTTAACAAACAATCAAACCAAAGTAAATACGATAAAATAAATAATATCATCACATCAATATTATGTGAAGATGGGAAATGTAGGATACTATAATGAAAAGCAATTTGGCATATATTTTAGAAACACTTAACGGTGGCGAAGAGCAATTAAAATTATCTCGCGAAGAAAAACAACAATTCATGGAAGCTGTAAAGAATTTTTCAGCTATGGGTGAATCAGTTTACGGAAAAGGTAATTTGCAAGAACTTACCGAACGAGTACGAGATATTGTAGAAAAAGCACAAAACATTGCTTTACAAGATGAAGGCTGGTTTGATAAAATGACTATCAATCGTCATATGAAAGGCCTTAATGAATCATACAAAGTATTCGAAGCAACAGCAAAAGAAATGAGTCAACTTCAACAACGTTTAAGTGCTGCATATGAAGATATTGCAGAAGGCCTTCGTAAATATTATGATGTTGGTTAATTTGGATATTTGATATAAAATTATTATAATATAGGTAGAATGATGAGTATATTTAAAAAATTATATAAAGAATTTTTTGGGTTAACTGAACAAAATGAACCAACATCTACTACAGGAATTCCTAAGTTTACAAAAGATGATGTTCAAAATGCTAAAGATATGAGAGATGCATTCTTAGGAATGAAAGATGTATTAAATGCATTAAAAACTGAATCGGACTTAGAAGAAGCACAATTAGTTAATAATATTACTGATTATAGAGGCGGCATTGAATATGTATTAAGAAATCCTGCAGAAGCACAAGCAGTCGCACAAGAAATTAAAGAATGGTCAGAAAGAAAAGGATTTACAGTAGTTAAACACACAATTTCTCCATCAGGTAAAATTGGATATTTTTATTTTAGATTAGGACAAGATCCAGGCTTAGAATCACAAAAAATACAAGGTTACTTAGCACAGAAGCCAGAATTAAAACATTTTAGATTTAACGTTAGACAATCAAAACCAAAACCGCAACCAGAAATTTAAATTTAATATATGAGTAAAAAACAAAAACAACATCAAACAATTGTTCCGGGCAATCCTTTAGCAGTTAATGTAGTAGGTACACAACGAGAAGATTTAGCATTTGCTCTTAAATCTTGGAAACGCAAAGTAAAATCATCCGGAGTATTGGAAAAAATTAAAGAACGAAGAGAATTTGAAAAACCTAGTGTAACACGTAGAAAACAATTACAAGCAGCACAATTTATTCAACGAATTAAAGATTTAAATTCTTTTTAACGAAAAAATTAATTAAAGTTTAAGGCTCTAATAAAAAAGTTAGAGCTTTTTTACTGTTTTTAAAAACATGCTCATATTTATTTGTAAATACGCTATCCTATATAGTGTCTAGTATTTAATATATTTCTATTAAGATTTCAAATAATCTTATTTCCAAAAAACAAATTTAAGGAGAAACAATGGCAAAATCAGACTTGCTAAAAGAAGCAATCGCTGACGCAAAAGCTGTTAAAGAAACTGCTTTAGCAAACGCTAAAATTGCTTTACAAGAAGCCTTTGCTCCTCGTTTAGAAAGAATGTTAGCAACTAAACTAACTAATGAAATCGAGGGTGAAGAAGAAGAAATGTCAGTAGAAGAACCAATTGATGCAGAACCAGAAATGGATGCAGAAATGGGTGATGAAGCCGGAGCTGGTGTAGATGTTGGTGATTTATCAATTGATGTTAATAATGACGGAGAATTTGATGAATTTGACATTTATACACAAGACGGCGAAGAAATGCCAGAAGAAGAGCCAGAAATGGATGCAGAAGAAATGACCGACGAATACAACGAAGGATATGACAAAGATTTAGATCTAGAATCAATTATTCGCGAATTAGAAGGTGATTTAGAGCACGAAGGTATGGCTACTGAAGGCGAAGATGCTAGCATCGAAGATGGTTTAGCATCTGAAGGAATGTATGAAGAAGATGAAGATGAAATGCCAATGGAATCAATTGATGAGATTCTAGAAGCAATTCTTCGTGAAGAAGATGAAGAAGATGAAGATAAAAAAG